CAACCGTGCGGTCGTCTTTTACGGCTGCCCGATTGAGCGTTAACGTGCGAAACATTCTTTCATTTTTCTTCTTACTCATCATTTACCCCCTTATGATTCATTTCTGCTGCTTGAACAGCCTCAGGTTTATGGATTGTTAAATCTAAACCTAGATCTTCGGCATACTTCTTTTCCTTTGCCATTTGTTGTAGCTGGGCTTCCCAATCATATCCGCGCCCAGCACACCATTGTTGTAAGGTCATTCCACCGTTTTTCATCAAAGTAACATCCGCATTGGCTTCTTTCTGTGGATCAATCCACTCCCAACCCGGCGTAATCCAATCAGCTGACAGATAGGCTTCTTTATTTGTCCAATAACCCGGTATTTTTACCAGCCCTGCCAAAACAACAGCCTCAACAAAAGCCTCCCAAATTGGCCGACAACAATGAGCAATCATGTACCCTTGAATTGGCAAAAATGTCCGTCGATCTTCCAAATGACCTTGCCGAGCACTTGAAAATGTCGCCTTTGAAAAATCGCGACTGACAAGCTCATAAGACAGTCCCAGTCCAGAGCCTGCAAGCTGCTGCTGTATTTTTACATAATCGCCAGCCGTTGTTGCTGACCGACCAGGATTTGCCGCACTGATATTTTCACCTGGACGTAATTTTGATATCATTCCTGGGCGAATGCTTTCTAGTGGTTTTCCTTCCTTGTCTTTTGTCTGTGTCTGCCTACCAACGGCTCCACCTCCTGCTGGTGTTACCGTTGTGATAAAAACAGCATAACAAGCAGCAATTTTTGCCGCGATCGTTTCCGCCCGCAAATATTCATCTGTTTCACTAATGCGTTGAATGCTTGTCGCTAGTTCTGAAATTCCTCGGATCTGATCTGCATGCTTTTTTCGCCATAGGTGTAAAATTTGATCTGCTGGCACACGATCTGACTGATATGTGATATATCCATCCGGGCTTTTGCGTTGAATCCAGTATGCAACAGGTTTCAAATAATCATTCAACTCAATTCCAGACCGAATAATTCTGTTTGTTTTTGGCGCTGTCAATAGATACGAATCAAGCAAATCTGGCTTGATTAACTGCAATTTCAAGGGGATTCGTGCGGATTTATCGTAGACTTTACGGACCATGCTTTCCCCGTCAACTACTTTGCGGCGAAGTAGCAATTCTTGTATTTCATAAAATGTTTGTTGCCCTGTGATATCACAGTTTTCTTGCTTGGTCCATTCTTTCCAAAGTTCTTCTAGCTTTTTATTTATTCCATCATCCGGCGTTCGAGCTTGTGGCTGTATGCCTGTACCAACGGAATTACGGACAATTGAGCCAATTGCTGATTCAGCCATATCGCTATTCGCTTCCAACGATCTGGCACGGGCTTTAATTAAGTCGCGCTGCATCTTATCCGAATTTTCGGTGTCCATGTTTATAGGCGTCCATGTATCGTTAAAACGGTCCACTCGCCCTGCATCATAGCTTCGCACAGCATCATTGAATACAGCTCTTTTGTAAGCCCACTCTGGCGATACAATCGCTATCGCTTTTTCTAATATATTCACAGCATTCCCATTTGCGCAAATGTTGTTCTACCACCATTTTCTGCGGCAATGGCGGCCTTCAAATCAGCTTCTCGGTTATAAAGCGTCGCAAGGTTTCCTTTAGTCAATTTTCTAGTACCAATTTGGTATTCTTGGGCCCCTTCTTCAATGGCAGCAATAGCATTCTGCACGCGTTCGAGCTGTTCTTCCAATGTCTGCAAATGGTTCACCCCCTTTTATAACCAGTTTTTTGTTTCACCAAACCAATCATCCTTTGGCTCATTTATCGGCTTTTCCGGTTCTTCTTCAACGTCATCGTTCAAATACCGTACACCTAATATTTCGGCTGCCAAAGCATTATTTGTTTCTGTATCTAGTAGATGGTTCTGCGCGTGGCTTGATATTTTTTCCCATGTATAAGTCACTCTCCCTTTTTATCTTTGTGTTCGACCTTTTGCTCGGCGCATATCTGATCACAATAACGGCGGTCGATACTGTTGTACACATTCCAGCTCCCCTTGTCGCCAGCTTCGACAGATAATCGCCCTGCAATGAAATCTTTAAACTGATTTGGGTCAAAATTATAGAGGCGAAGCCCATGGCCCGCCACTTTATCGATAATCGTCACGCTATAGCGCGATGTCATTGTTTTTGATGCACCTTTTGTCGGTACACATATTCCTTCCCACTTCGCACAAAATTGATATACTTCATCGGTGTTATACCCCGAATCCATGCAGCATAGGTTGACGTTGTAAATCTCACCATTTGCATCGCAATAATTTCGGTTCATGGCTTCTTCAACGTCCGTCCATGTTTCTGCCCGGCCATAATCAACAAGCCAGCTAGTTAAGCCGGTTCCCCATGCACGAACGCTCCACCAAAAATGATCCAGCTGCACGTCAACGCCCATCGTCAGCAGTTGCGCTTTTTCATGTACACGACCCTGCTCATATTCACCCTGTTTTTCCATGACAACATCTGATTGCATTTTACTTGCCTTGTCTTCCCAAGGCTCCGCAAGCCAAGAATTGATAAAGTTCATCAACTCTTCTGGTATATCTTTGCTTGAAAGAAATTTTTCGGCCACATCACCAAATGTTAGCCAAGGCGAGTAAATCGAATTCAGATGATACGCTACAGCATGAGCGCGCCCTATCACTTTATTCATTCTTCGCCATTCACCAGCACGAAGCATCGGCATTTTATGCATATTATCAATCCGCTCATGGCAAGACTTACATTCATAGTATGTCGAATACTTTGCTTGTTGTGGTGTGCTGTTTTCCGGCCATTTTAGCTGTTTGAATTCGAGTTCTTGAAACGATCCACAATGAGGACATGGAACAAAAAATTTATATTGCGCATCCGCCGTCTCCCATCCCTGCCATATATTGGCCGTTTTTTAATGTCGGCGATGATACCTTCACTTTTTTCTTGTTATAAAAGGTCTTTGTACGTTCTTCAGCAAGTGCCAAAGGGCCCGCTTCTGTACCGGACCACTTCGGGAATTTGTCAATTTCATCAAAAAAGATATACCGAACTGGTCGACTGGCTAGATTCGACGGTGAATTTGCTCCTACTAGTGCAATATACATATTGGGGAATTGCAATTCACACCATTGACTTTCTCGGTCTTGAAACTTTTCTCTAAGATTTGGTGATAATTCCATCATCGGTTGTAATCGGTTTTCGCTGGTGAACTTCGCCAGCTTGTCAGACGGATATACAATTAGCATTGGTCCTGGATCTTGGGCAACAGCATATCCAATCATATTGAGTTCCATGACCGTTTTCCCCAACTGTGTGCCAGCAATAAAAGTTATATCCTGAACCTTTGGATCATTAAACGCATCCATCGGTTCTTTCAGATATGGCGTGCGTTCTGTCCGCCACGGACCAGGTGCTGCACTGTCTTTTTCGGACAGTATGCGATATTTATCAGCCCATTGGCTCACTGTGAGTTTTTCCGGTGGTTTAAATGCAGAAAATGCTCTGCGAATATACTCTGGAAAATCATTTTCTTTTGCCATTATAAACACCACTCCTACTCATCTGTTCCAGGGCCTCATCAATATGTTTGTCAACCACCTTTTTGGCTTCTAGTGCAGCCTCAACATCGAAAGAATTCAGATTTGTCGCGACGTTATGACCAATCGACCTCAAATTTCGTTTCAGAACCATAAATAATCTTCGCAAATCCGCCGTTACTGTTTTCACAGGGATAAATTCCTCTTCCGTGACACCTAATTTTATTTGTTCTTGCCGTGCTTTCGCTTCCTTCAAATCCGCTTCTGCCTTGAGTTTACGGATTTCGGGGCTCTCTTTATGGCCTCCACCAAATCGCCATTCGACCAACTTTTTAAGGTCCCATTTTCCACGGGCTTCTTTCGGTGCACCTTTTTTCTCCCAAGTTGACAAACTCTCACGAGAAATTCCAAAAAAATCACACGTTTCTTGCGTGCTAAAAATGAATTGTTTCTCTATTGTATTTCGTTTTCCATTTTTTGACTTTTCATTCATTCCTCCCCCTCCTTCGATTTTGTCAACTTGTCAACCTGTTTTTTCAAATTTGATGCAGACACCTTTTGGGGCTCGGAGACCCGCACAGAGTTTTGCTCTATGGAGTACCTACGACCCCCGGGGGGCTATCTAATCGTTTTGGCATGATCTGCTTTGTACTTTCCGTTGGATTTATGGCAGTTTGCTCGGCTAGTCTGCATCATCGCACGATAGTTATCACGCCTTGATCGCCGTCGATAAGTAACACACAAACGATTCACATAATAAACCTTATCGTTTGTGCACTGTTGCTTCTCGTTATATTGACATCCTTCGTTATTGCAATAGACCAAGCCCTCACCTTCTTTCTGGATAAAGGCCCATCAGATACTCTTCACAAGCCTGCCTTATTGGCTCACTATCTTTGCTTTCACGCTGTTGGTGATGCTCATAACAAAGCAAACATCCTTTTTCAGGAATATCTTCTTTATTTGAACCACATGGCTCATGATGAAACTTTTCTCCCAACTGTACGAAACGACCACACCCAGGAATAATACAGACGTAACCGTCACGTTCATGAATCTGGTTATTTAATTCAGCCAGTTTCTTTCCCGTTAACCTAGTCCGTTTTATTTTTGCAAGATTACCGTACTCCCATTCTTCCATCAATTTACTCACCTACTTTTGGGCATAAAAAAAGCAGCCTTTCGGCCGCTTTTCAATAACTTATACTTTTTTCATCGTAAAATCATTCTAACAGTTATTTAGGCATAAATAAAGTGCATGTTTTGTGCGCTGTTTTTATGCAATCGCTTGCGCGCCATACAACTTTACTGCTATTCGTCGTATCAGCCTGTTTTTATTGCGTCTAACAGTGCTAGGATCGCAATTTAAAGCCTCTGCTATAGCTTCATCTGTCTTACCTTCAAAATATTTCAACTGAATAATTTCATGATATTTATCCGCCCGTACCGACTCAACAGCATATGTAATTTCGTCAATTTCGGTCTGATCTCGATAAATTTTTAGCTCTACTAACTTGATTCTCGATTCTTGTATTTCGTCATCTGATTGTTTTAGCCCCGTCCCATTGGCACGAAAAAAGGCTATGCTTTTGGATCGTCCAGGACTTTCATGTTCCAAATCCTTTATATCCCTATTGTATTTCTTAATATTTTCTTGCAGATCCGCATAAGCGTATAACCGTTGTTCCGTTAATTGAAAAGGCTTCTTGCTTTCTATTTTTACTTTTTCACGCGTGAACAAAATAAAACGGTCAATCGCTTTTGTTATTCCTGTGTCAATCACTTTTGATATTTTGTCAATCAGTTTTGCTTCCACTTTCTCTGCTACCATACTTACGCCCTCCGCAATCTCCATCTGGTCTTGACTTGCATTTTTGTTATCTTTACTTGCGATAATTTTTTCTTCTCTGCAACATAATTTTCAAATGATTGAATGTCCATCCAGTTTTCTCTTGCAGGATAAGCATAATCAAATTTGTATCCTCGTATCTTTCCAAAAGGATCTTGATAAGCCACCGTAATATTTTTAATTTGGTAAATCTCAAAGAATGACGCTCCCGCTATCAGCAATGCTATTATTATTAATCCTTCCATAATCTTTCCTCCTTATGATTATATGGTTTTTGCCCCACAATACGGACAAAATTTTATGTTGGCTGGTAAAACTTTAATATTCACCCCACATTTATGGCAATTTTCCCCCACGGTTCCGATGGTTCCTTGTCCAGATAATAATTCCAAGGTTCTAGAGCTTAGTTTCCATTCTATTTTCTTTTCATCCCAAAAGCACAATCCATTATCCGATATTTTATAAATCCCTCGTTCCCAAATAAAACTTTCGTTTATTTGTTTTCCTATGCCTTGCGCAACCGTCGCCCATAATGGTTCCATTTTAATTACCTCTTTTCCCGTTTGTTTATCATCAGCTTCACGGCGTTCTTTGAGTTCTTGTAAGATTGGCAACAATACGTCAGCGTTAATACTCACAACTTCCCAAGGTTTTACATATTCCTTGATATCGATGATTTTGTATTCTAAAAATCCATCACTGGTTCTTTCCATCATCAGCCCTCCATTAATTTTTCTGCCGCCCATATGATCAATCCCCATGCTATCAGTGAAAGGATTATAGCTCTAATAATCCCCTTTGCCGGTCCTAGTGAATCATCGCTTAGCCCATCCACTATAATTTCTTTCTTCTCAAATTTATAAAATCGAGAACTAAATTCGCACATATGACCAATTACAAATCCCGTTGTGCAGCCGGAGACATCATGTTCAATATGATGTTTGCAATTCTGGCATACATTGTATTGTCCACCATTGTTATATAACTCTAAAATATATTCTGATCTAAGCTTACGTTCGCTTTTGCTCAACAATGCCAACCAGGACAACCCATCATCCATTACTTTTCCCAGCTTTCTTCTCCATCAAATTTCACAGGTCCCGCATATTGGGTTCTATTGTCATTGCCTACTTTGCCGCCGCACTTTTGGCAGGTCTTTATGCCACGATCAGCCATAACATGTCTATGACAATGTGGGCAAGTATATATCATTCCATCTAATTTGTCCGTCTTGATTAATATAGGCAGAACATTTTCACTTATTTTTACTGAATTCATGGCTCAGCCTCCTTTTGCAGTTCAGCCGCATTTTCAGCCAAGTAGTTTGATACTTTAATATATCCTTCATCGTTGCTTTTTTCATTGAATCCGCGATATTTAACACGTGCTGGATAAACATCGCCAACTTGATCCGCTTTCATTTCAAACACAATAGCCCAACCAAATGTATGCAAGACCATATTTATCCACCATAACAATCCTGTATCCCTAAACTCGTTCCAAGTCTTTCTTTTAACCATACAGCCTGCTGATAATTTACTTGCTTTTGGCCTTGGTGGTCGGCTAGGCCTTATACTATACATTCTTTACGCCTCCCCAACTTGTTTGAGAATCATATCAAGCACTTTTCTAGCAGCGGCCCGGCATTTGTTTTGCATTTCCGGGCTTTCTATTTTGTCGATTGCTCCTAAAAGCTTTTCTGCGTCATTTTGAACAATGTCAAAATAGGTTTTGAACTCTAACACGGCTTTCTCTTGGCCTGTAGCCGCTTGTAGTTTTTCTACTTGCTCATGCAGGGCTTTTAGTTCCAGCTCCGTTTCTTCGGGCACCTTTTCGACGATAGCTGCTTCGATCGGCTCGGCCAGACGGTCATTCAGTTCTTTCACCTTGGTTTTTTGCTCAGCCAGGTCTTTTTTCAGTTGCTTGATTTTTTCTTTATTTTCGGGTTTGACGGCGGCCAATTGCTTTTCAAGCTCTGCCGCCCGCTGGGATTCTTTTTCTTTATCCGCTTCTAGTTTTTCTTTTTCTGCAAGCAGCTCAAAGGCCGTATCTTCCGCCGTCTTTTTCGCTGCCTTTTCAGCGTCCAGGGCTTTCGATAACTTTTCAGTTTCTACTTTCGCCTGGTCACGTTCTTTGATTGCGTCCTGAAGCTCACGGGTACTCATGGAATCAATATCATTTTTTTCGATGAATTCCGCTCGCTCGTCTTCGTCGTGTATGCCCAGCAGGGCGATTGCTTGTGTATAACTTAGTTCGGCAAACGCTTGCTGATTTGACTGTCCGAATAACTTTTCTTGCCCATTTCCGTATTCTGCAAAAATCCGCATGAGATTTGTTGCTGTTCGGTCGCTATAGTCAACGGACTGTTTCAGCCATTTTGTCCAATTGCCATGCCCAACGGCGGCTTTTGCCTCTGCTAAACGCCGTCCAATTTCAATACTGGCCTGTAACATGATTTTTTGTGTCTGACTCTTAATACTGTTTATTTCCGCTGCTATGATTTCTGGGGATCTTATCGCTGTTATTTCACTCATTTTCATTCTTCCTTTCGTTTATGCGCTTATTAGTGCTGGTAGCCTAACTTCCCGTACATCTCGGCAAGATTTCCAATCCACTCCGGCTTTTTCCGCCCATTCAATGATTTCCGCATTTATCTTGGCATCGTCTGACGCTGATGCATTTCTACTTAACTTCGCTTGTACAAGTTTTCCGTCACGAACTTCAAGACACGAAATGAGCTTTCCAGCCTCATTTGTTACCAATACGATATGTGTTTCTCCATCGCGAACCCGTTTTATATAAGAGCCAACGCAGTTATGCAGATTTTCTCCTGCATAAACCAAATCTGATGAATGATTTGGAATGAAAAAGTTTATTTGATCAAGCTGCATGGCCAATCGTTTGCGTATTGGCTCCGTATTATCAAATTTACAGATTGGATATTTCTCTAATTTTTGTTTTTCTACAAGCCAATCGTGTAAATCTCGAATCCTAACTTTTCGCTCTTTAAGTTCTGCCCGACTAATATCACCAATTCCGTCATACAAATCAATTACATCGCTCAAATATCTCATATAGCAATCATCCACATTGCCTAAATCCATTATTCTCAGCAAATCTTTGTCCTCGTATATCTTTGCCAATTTTTTAAGCCCTTTACATAACGCGCTGATGTCTATTACTTTGTTTTCTTCTTTCCAGCCCTTTATTTTTTGAAGTGCTGCCATTATATTGTTTGGTGACTTAAACGTTTTTCTAAGTGACGCAATTATCATTAGGCTGAAAGGTTGTTCTTGTACTAGTCTTCGGAAAATTTTCTTTTCAGGTATTTTTGCTATTTTTAATAGCCCCGATATGCTGTCCGGTGATTGGCGCATAATCTGTAAATCAAAAGTTTTCGCTTTAATCATTGGCATAATACGTGTGATTTCTTCTCGTTGGTCAGAATCACCAGTCCATGCCGCCGATAGATTGGGTAAATCTAAGCAAACCATTCGATAAGCAATATTGTATATTGGTAATAGCATTGAACCGAATCGGCTTCCAGAGGATACATACATAGATTTAACTTTAAACCCCTTTGACTCAGCTATCTTTTGGCAAATTCGTTCTCTCAATTTTTTTAATAATGCCTTTATGTCGCTTCGCTTTTCGCGGATTTCTTTATGTGCATACAAATAACGTAATGCGGATTGCTCTTCGAATAATCTTCCATCCAATGGATTACCTAACTCAAAAGACTGTCTTGTTTCCTTCAGTTCGGGGTTTGAAGTCCCATATTCCCTGGTAAAAATTGTTTGCCTCTTCTTTATATCAAAGCGAAAAGTTTCTTTGTATCGACGTTCTGTCCAGTACCTTATCCCGTCGACTTGTTCCTTCGCGACTAATTCAGTCCCATATACTTTCAACACCAAATGATCTTTAAATTCATCCAAGCGAATATTCATACTCAAAGGGGCTTCATTGCCCTTTCGTATATAACACACGCCATCGTTATAATTATCAAATGTTTTTCCACAGCTCGGACAATGTATATAGTTCCCATCCCATGAACCATAACCCATGTATCCGGTTCTTTTCCAAAGCACTTTAAACTCTTGCTGGCAGTCTGTATGATAGATTACTTCTTCCTTGAGGTCATAACGTATGTCTGTACAACAAACATATGCCTTGAACATTTTCTCTATATTGACTTCTGCAATCCACATTTTCTTCGCCCCCTACATATCTAGTAAGCTATCAATATCTAAGTTGATTCGTTTCTTTGGCTCCGTTACGGGTTTTGCTTTTGTTCCTAAGCCATAATATTCCATAATGATGCTGGTTCCTTCGCCTGGGGCGAACATAGCATATCCGCCCGCTGCATTCGCCCTAGCTTTTTCCTTCATGAAGGCAAGGCTTCCTTCAATTGTCTTGCCTTCCGCCATAATTGCGCCCGCATCTGCCGGATTACTTTTTAGGTGGTCAATCATGCATTTACCTACCATCACAACATAGGATTCTTTTGATTCTTTGATTTCCGCTTCTATTTTTTCAATTGCCTGTTCTAACAAGAAAATCACTCCTCATAATTTGTGCTCACACTGAGCACATTATTTTTTTAACTCCTCAAGGTCTTTTTCTGCTGTTTCTTGCAAATGATCTAAATACTGTGCCAAGGCTTTCCGATTACCTACACCGTCTGTGTTGCCGTTTTCTTCGTCCGTTTGCATAAGTACCAAGGCTTCGCCTTTTTTCTCTTCCAGCATGGCCACCGTGGCTGTTACTGCAAAAATCTGCTGTTTGGTTTCCTCTGATGGTTGGGGCTCTAGTTCCTTTGATAGCACTGGTTCACGGTGCGTTTCTTGTTGATGTTGTTTGGCATCTTTTGCGGCCGGTTTTCCTTCGGTTTTTTCGTATACGGCTTTTTGATCCGCCGCTGACATTTTGGCCATTTCTTCCGCTGCGGTAAAATTCATATCGCCCGCCTTGTAGGCTTCTTTTGCTTCTGGGATAAGGTTTTTACTGATTTTCTCGTGCCGCCCGACCGTCGCAGGCGATAAACCGATATCATCGGCGATAATATCCCGTATACGCCCTTTAAATTCAGGGTGTTCTTTTTTATAGTCTGCATAGAGGATTTTCAGCCGTTCGATCGCTTCGGTCACATCCGCCATGGTTTTATCCCGTGTTCTGCGTTCATGGTAATGAGTAAAATGTTTTAACGGTACAGCTCAGTTCCGGCAATATCCGGCATGGTAGCCAACGGAATTTTTCTTTCCCTCCTGCACCAGTAGGCGGCAAGCTTCCCGCCGCCTGTGGCCAGATATAATCTCATATTTTTTATCCGGTCGCCGCATAACCGTAAGGTTTTGCTGTAATCCAAATTCTTCAATATTTTCTTTTAGACTATCGATAGCCGTCATCGAATAGAAATTGTCTTCTGACGGCACCAGGTCATCAATATCCACCTCGCTGACAATAAAGCGTTCTTGGTTGCCCGCCGTCAAAATGCCCGTGTTGATATTGCCTTTTTTCGTGATTAAATCTTTGATATCTATCTTTGCCAATTTTTCCGCCCCCGTTGTGCTCAGTCTGAGCACAAATTATTTTCGATGTATTCTTTCGCCCATTTCCGATAATCGACCGCCGCTCCGCTGCGCAGAGAATTTTCGGTGATTGGCTGTCTAGCAAACGTCGCACGCCGAACGGTGTCACTCTCGCGAATCTTGGTACCAAATACGGGATAGGTGTCTTGTTCTTGCATCTGCTTGGTAACATCTTTTGAAATTTCATCGTTGCGGTACCTGGTAATCAAGCAGCCATCGAAGTATAGGAACGGATTTACCTGACGGGCCTTTTCGATATCACGCATGATTTTATCTAATCCCCAAAAGCCATAGGTATCGATGCAGATAGGGACAACGACTTCATCGCTGGCAACAAGAGCATTGTCTGTACTAATCCCAAGTGCCGGGGCATTGTCGATAATACAAAAATCATAGTCGGGCTGCAGCTCTGCAAGAATGTTACGAAGAACCATGTTACCGCCCGGAACGTTCAAGGCTTCGCAGACGGCTTTTAAATCCTCGTCGCAAGGGATAATGTCAAGACGTTCATATTTGGTCTGCTGAATCGTCTCACGAATCTTGGCGCATCCTGCCAGTGCATGTCCAATGTTCGGTTTGCTTTCATCGACTTCAAAAGACTTACTTAAATTTGCTTGTGGGTCAAGGTCTATAAGCAGCACGCGCTTGCCGAAATGCTGGCTAAATTCATATCCAATGTTCATTGTAGTCGTCGTCTTCCCAACGCCGCCTTTATTGTTGAGGATTGTTATATTTTTCATGTTTTTCGCTCCTTAGTGAAAGATTTGTGTTTGATCTGGGATGGTTCCTATTTCCGGTGGTTTTTCTGAAAGAGCCGCTGGGGATTCTTCTTGAAATAGATTTCCTTGGGCTCTTTTCCCGTTGATATAGGCGAAAGCTTCGTCCTCTAGTTCTCGCAAGGCATCAATGCATTCTTGGGATAAGGCGTAATCTTCCATTCCTTCCTGCGGGTCTTCGACTTTATAAGGCGTATTGAGATTCATCGGTGCTGGATTGCTCTTTAAAAGTTTTTTCCCTGTAATCACACAGCCCCGCCCGTCTTCGCCATACGTAAATGAAACACCCGTTGCTTCGATAGTTTCCTCACATGCTGTTGGCAATTCGCAAATAACGGCAATATGGTGATCTAGCTTTTTCATG